AGTAGAGAAAACTACGTATCAAACCTTAAGGTGGGATTGACTCTCCCTCCTTACGTACCACCTTGTCCAAGATAACATAAGAAGCAGCTGTGTCCGTGCGAGTCCAGCGAACTGTCTGATGGAAGTGAGTCCATCAGCAGGCTCAACACCTGTTGTGTTGAATTCTGAAAGTAGAGCAACTTCAGAATTATCTTGCTCAAATGATTGTGAATATACTTTACAATCCAATGAGATTATAGTCGATTTCGTCGACGAATCTCCAGCTTCTGCAGTTGGAATGAGTGCCCAAAATAACTCATTCAGTACTACAGATAAAACTGCGTCAACTGAGTTGATGCAATTTCTCAATCGACCAGTCCGCATACATTCATTTGTGTGGCAGGAGTCTGACATACCGTCCATAAAAGTAGCCATCGAACCATGGCACCTATGGGGCACTAATCCTTACATATTATCTAAATTAAACAATTATGCATTTATTCGAGGAAACTTGAAACTCAAAATACAGATTAGTGCTTCTCCTTTCTACTATGGTTGTCTTATGGCTTCATACCAACCTATGCAAGACTTTACTCCCTCAACCATAGTTGTTGATGCAGCTACCCGTCATTTTATTCCATATTCACAGAGACCACATGTCGTTATTGAACCCCAACATGATGATTCCTATGAGTTGACTCTGCCCTTTATCTGGGCCACTAACTGGTTAAGCATTACTTTAGCCAGCGATTGGGCCAGTATGGGCGAATTGACTTTTTTGGTCTTTTCTGCCCTCCAGAGTGCCAATGGTGTTTCTGGTAGTGGGGTTAATGTCGTCACATACGCCTGGATGGAAGATGTTGAATTATCCGGTGCCACTGTTGGATATGCCTTGCAATCCGATGAGTACGGAGAGGGTCCAGTTTCCAAGCCTGCTTCAACCATTGCAAAATTCGCGTCGTCACTCTCGAATGTTCCTATTATAGGACCATTTGCAAAAGCGACTTCTATTGGAGCGAGTGCGGTCTCCTCCATAGCAAGTCTCTTTGGGTTTACTAATGTTCCAGTCATTGCGGATTCATCTCCTATGAGACCGGAGCCTTTCCCCAAATTCAGCTCGTCTGACATTGGATTTCCACTAGAGAAATTGACATTGGATCCAAAGAACGAATTGAGTGTTGATCCAAGAATCATAGGTCTTTCAGGAACAGATGAGATGTCTATAGTGCACATTGCTGGTAAGGAATCGTATCTGACTACTGCAAACTGGACCACCGCTGATTTAATAGATCAGGTATTGTTCTATTCTAGGGTCAATCCAAGATTGTATGATAACAATGGTGCAGCAACAAATTTACTTTATATGACACCGATGTGTCACATTTCGCAAGTATTCAATAATTGGCGAGGAGATATTATCTTCAGATTCAAAATTGTTTGCTCTCAATATCACAAAGGTAAATTGCGCATCAGTTTCGATCCTTCTGGATATTCGGCACAAAACATTGGAAATACCACATCCACAAGTAACGTGGTTCATACTGCAATTGTGGATATTGGACAGACCAATCAAGTTGAATTCCGTGTCCCATACCAGCAAGCTCTACACTTCTTGAATGTTCGTACATCTATTGAAGCTGCTGATAAGGGTTGGGCCACTCGATCAGCTGTGCCAGGAACATATCCATATGATAGACTATATGACAATGGTTTTATCATGATCAGAGTCATGAATACTCTTACGGCTCCCGTTGGTTCATCTTCCGTTGATATCCAGGTCTATGTGCGTGCAGCTGAAAATATCGAATACGCTAATCCATGCGTTGTAGATAATACAAATCGTATGAGTCAGTACGCTGCACAAAGTGAGGAGATGACACATGATGGTATGGTTGATATTCTCTCAATGGGTTCTACAAAGAGCGTTAGTGAGCAGCAATATCTAGTCCATTATGGTGAAAACATTCGTTCTCTTCGCCAGTTGATGAGGCGCTATGAATTTGTGTGTAGAACGTTCCAGACTGGTAGTACTAGTTCTATAATTAACAATATTCATTTTCACAAGATGCCGCCCGCGCCAGGATATTTAGCAGGGGCTCCTTGGACAGCTTCATCTGTACTTGGTGGCGCCGATTCTGCATACAACTTCACTCAAATGACCATGTTAGCTTTTATCTCTCCAGCTTTTCTCGCTTATAGAGGTAGCACCAATTGGTCTTTCAATGTGGCATCCAACAATCTCACCCATGCTTACAAATCCATTCGCGTGTTCAAAGACAATGTCTCCGATCACGATTTTGGTTTTGAGTCCATCTCCGCAGTGACTGCTAATTCTAGCAAAGTTGCTGCATTTGCGATGAAGCATACAAACCCGGGGACATGTGGCTCTGCACTAACTAATCAGCTTACCAACGCTGGTTTGAATGTGCAGTGTCCAAATATGTCACCATACAAGTTTTGCAGTACTCGAGCTCGAAATGCCAACAACGCACAGTTTTACGATGGTTCGTTGCAAGATGCTTTCACATTGCAAATTTCCTTCCCACATGGTATGACAGGTGTCACAACAGAGATAGACATGTACTGCGCAGCAGGGACTGATTTCAGTCTGTATTTCTATCTCAATGTGCCAACTTTCTACATCTACCCTACAGTTCCTAATGGAGTGTAGAGTGGAGTGTGGACTCATCATCCCAGTCACGGGGATTCATAAATAGTGACATGCTTTAGACTTTTCGCATACTTGGAAAAGTACACCAGGGAAAGAAGATAGATCATTATTTTGTTTAGTGATATCCTCTTTTCTTAGCGCAGAAGGTATCTCCCTCGTTTGGAGCTCTACTGGTGGACAGGTCACCGCGCCGTGTGTTTTTTAGAACACATGCTAACGCTTGCTCCCTTGGGATGTCAATCGTACAG